TCTTTTCTAGCGGATGACGAGGCTGGCATTACAGATATGCAAACGGCTTTCGTGTGGCACTACACGGAAGGCGCGGGGGTTGTTTAACGAGCTGAAGGAGAGCGGATGGCTGACGATGTAAAACGCAAGCCGGGTAGGCCGAGGAAGGAGCGCAAACAGTTGGTGGAGACACCACAAGCTTTCCTAGCGGATGACGAGGCTGGCATCACAGACATGCAAGCGGCTTTCGTGTGGCACTACACGGAAGGCGCGTGTGGGCAGACGGAAGCTGCGCGAAGGGCAGGGTTCTCGTTTCCTGCGAGCGCAGCGACCAAGATGCTCAACGGCAACGACTTCCCGAAGGTCACGCGAGCGGTTCGGGTGAAGCAGGATGAGCTGCGAGAGAAGTATGCGATCACGCCGCAGAAGACGGGATCGATGCTGTGGAAGATTGCTGAGACTTCATTCGAGACGGGAGCGTACAACGCTGCTGTGAGTGCAGTGAAGGAGTTGAACCAGCTCGCTGGCCTTACGATCCACCGAAGCCAGAACCTGAACATCAACGCCGATCTACAGAAGATGACGAAGGAAGACATCAAGCACAGACTCAACGAGCTGCTGGGCGTGGACGGGGAGATGAGCGACAAAGACCACTAACCTCGTCGGTTTGACGCATTAGCGGAATGAACATCGTTCTGGCCCCGCCTCCCGCCCAGCCCCTCAAAATCTGGGGAAATTCCCGATATTATGTTAAATTGGGCAAAATCCTAGCAAAAACAACGGTTTACAAGCACGGCTTTGATAGTTAGTGCTTACTTACTTTGGCCCGTTCTGAGCAGGGCCGATACGGGCTGCGTCAGCCTCCACCCTCGACTGGTTTATCGCGCATCTGACGGCCCACAGCGCCCTCTCAGCCGATCCCGTGCGCGGCAGTAGGAACCCTATAGGGTCGGAAAAAGCCTGAGAGATCGGCCTGTGGCGCGACCCCCGTACACCCCTATATGGCGAGCGCGGCGAGCGCGATAGCTATAGCAAGGTTTGGCGCACTCAGTATCCAAAAATATGTATGCCGAATTCCTTGGGTTTGACCTCGCCTTCAAATACCCACATCATGCACCCTAACCACATTTGGGCAGATCCTGATGTATATGTCGCCGTTTCAAAATTCAAGATCCGCATTCCTTGGCTCACGTCGGCCAATGATGCAGCAGCATATTTTCCGCCCCCAACCTGCGTTCTTGCAGCCGCAACCTATTCAGCGAGACCACATGGCTCGCGCTGATATTACTCCGTCGCCATCCGCGCCCACAAAATTCGGTCAGCTTCAAGGTGGCTCTGGGACAAATCCTCCGTCTTTAGAGCAAGTGCTATCCCAGCGCGGCTTTGAGATGCCAGAGAGGCCGACAGGCGCTATGACTCAAGATGTGAGGATCCACGGTAAAGACCCCGTGACGGGCCGAATGCGCACAGGCTCGGGCAGTTTGGGCGGTTATTTCAGAGCAGTGGATGAAATGTACGCTCAAAACCCAGAGGCACTTGGGATTGCAAAACAGTACAAGTCCGATCCATTTCAGTTTGGTGGCAAGCCCTCCCCTACGCAAACTCTAGGCGGACAACTTAATCAGACGATTCAGCCACTGGCTCAAGCGCAGCCAGCGCCAGAACAAGCCCTGCGTGATCAACGCGGCGCTGAGATTCAAGAAATGCAGTCCATGATGCGCGAGATGATGCAGATGATCTCTGCGCTGAGTAACCGAGGCGGTTTCGGTGGAGGATACGGTGGCGGTTTTGGTGGTTACTCTCCGCGCCAGCAGATGATGTTCGGTGGCATTGGCTCAATCCCTATGTCTAGGGGCATGTTTTATTAGATAGGAACCCTACCCACCCGATTTTTGCTGGAGAGGACAAAAATCTGGGGCTGAGTGGGCAGGGTTGGTCGGAGAGACCAAAGAAAAGGTAACCCCCACAAAATTTTATTTCTATTTTTTTTTCGCATAAACTCCAGCGATGGCTGATTCAAGAATCAAAGGGGCTGCTTTCGAGCGAGATATCGTCAGGCGCATCAATGCGTTTGCCGATCAGCACACCCTTGGTTTCCAGTGCAAGCGTAATCTAGACCAATATCAAACCGCTGACCTGTGTGACATCCAGATCCCGCGCCACTCGATTGAGTGCAAGGCGTATAAGTCTGGCTGGTGGTATGCACCCGCTTGGTGGGAGCAGGTATGTGCGGCTTGTGGCGACAACACGCCCGTTTTGATATACAAGTTCAACAACAAAGCGATCAGGGTATGCCTGCCGCTTTACGCGATTAACGAAAATATGGCTCGAGATAACTCTCGGACAGCGGTTATCACTCTTGACGAGTGGTTTGATCTGTTGAAAGAGAGCTTTGACGGCCAGCGAGAGGCTGCGTAATGGCTGGCATGGACGATATCGACATTTTTGACAACCCATTTCGTGACCCAGTGTACGAAGAGCTTGGTTTTACCTTCGATCCAGACCAAAACCAATACTTTGAGGTGATCCAAGACCCAGAGTATGGCGCTATGCGCCGATACTATTCGCCTAGAGACCGCGAACCTGTCCCAGAGTTAAGTGATGCGCGTATGGCTTTTGACGAACAGCTTCAACGAGAGGACATGGCACGGTATTTGTCACAAATGGGCGCTCTGAAAGGTTTGGTAGGTGGCGTCTCCGATGCAGACATGAGTCGTTTTGGCCGCTCAAAGCCTAAAACGATGAAAAGAAAAAAAATGCGAGACGATAAAAAGCTGCAAGCCATGAAGATGGCTCGCCTCATGAATGAAATTGGCTTTGACGCCAACGCCAACAGCGGTGGTGGTGTAGGAAGTTTAGAAATGGACTTGTTTAGGCGCAGCCGATGAGCAGTTTTGACGATATCGACCTATTTGGCGCAGCGCCAGCTATTGGCTCGACCCGTGATCGTGATTTAGATCGCCTTGAGCAAATGGTTCGTGGTCGATACATCGACCCACTTGAGCAGAAGGCCAAGGATATGGTCAAAAATCAGGTTGTGCAGGCTCTGAGTGGTATGGAAGGAGTCACTGGGGCTGCAATAGCTCAGGTTGTTGCGCTTGCTGACTCCCAAGACCCAAATGACAAGTTGGCTTTCAACCAAATTGTCTCTCGGCTGAATTTGCCAGTAAATATTCGGCGGATGGGCGACGATTACATGGCATCTAAGCGGTTCGAGGGTGCTTTGGGCCGTGATTCGAGCGTTGATGTGATGGCTTATCGGCCAGACGAGGGTGAAACCCAGTACAGTTTGGGTGCTCAGAAGCGTTTTCCCAATCTTTTAGGCAAAGATTCGTCTGCTGACGTGTCAGCGCGTGTTTCAAATATGGGTGACCCTGAAATCAGGGCCAGTTTTGAGAAAAGATTCGCTGACGGCGGTGAAGTTGACATCTTTGGCTACAACCTCGGCGGCTCTGTCAGCACTATGATGGGCAGAACGCCTGAACCTGAGCTTCCAGAGCTTACTCCAGCCCAGCTTGCGAACATCGGGGCGGCTTTTGCAGACCCTTTGGGCATGATTGACATCACGGGTGAGTACCCTGAGTTCCCCGCAGCTGGTGTTTCTACTGCTGAGATGGTTATGCGGGGGCCAAGATCGCCCAGTTTGATGGAAAATTTGCGCGAAGGCGACTATGGGGCAGCGGCGCTTCAGGGTGTGGGGTTAATTCCCGTTGTTGGAGGCGCTGCGAGGGCCATTCGAGGCGTTGCGAAGGGTGCAGACCGTCTTGCGAAGGCTCAAAAGGCTGGTTTTGACACTGAAACGGTGTATTACCATGCGACGGATAAGTTTGCAGACTCAGAATCTGGGGAATTTGCCCAGTTGCGTCCTTCAGCAAAGGGAAAACTGGGGCCGGGCATTTATTTATCGCCTGATGCCAGTTACACGCAGAAATATATCCGTCGATCTTACAGATCAGACACTGAGGAGCCGCCTTTCGGTGAGGGCGCTCGCATTTTGCCGGTTTTTGTGCGCGGCAAGGTAGGTACTAGAGAAGATTTTGGCGAAGCAGTCGAGAGCATAAAGAAAAACGCATCAGACAAAACAGATTTTGCAGTGATCAAGCGCCAAGCCCAAGAAAAAATGGCAGACGATGGGTTTGCAGGGTTCAAGGTGCAGGATGAGCTTGTCATTTTCGACCCCAAAAACATCCGCTCGGTGAACGCTGAGTTTGAAGACCTTGATTCGCCTGAATTGTTGAAGGCGGAGGGTGGGGCCATAGACATCAACGACATCGATATTTTTGAGCCAGTGCAAAAATTTGTCGGAGGTGGCGGAGTTGGCAAGAAACTTTTGTCTGGCAAAGCCGACGATGCTGAAAAAGGCATTGGCTCGATTCCCGTGGACGATGAAACGGTCAGGGGAAGTGATCTACAGTTTTTGATGAATATCGGGCCAGAGGGTATTGAAAAAGCCCAGAGACTCGGTGGTTTTCCGATGCCTTCGCTTGCCATCACGCGACAAGATTTACCTTTTCAGTCATTCGGACAGATCACGTTGGTTGGGTCTCCGACAAAATTTGACCCCAAGCGATTGAAAGCAAATGTCGTATTCAACGCAGATGCCTACACCGTGCGAGCGCCTCAACCATTCCGTATTGCTAAGAAAGATGCTGATGTAGAGTTCAGAGAAAAATATCAACCTATAGCCAAAGAGTTCGATGAAGGCAGAGTTGATAACATCGTGTATGAGTTGGGCAAGATGGAAATGAAAAAAACCGCAACAGCGGGTTCTTTTTCTGACGTACAGCGGTTTTTTCAGAGCGACCCAGTTGCAGATGTAGCTTTTTTACGAGATCAGGGTGACACACGCAGTATACCCAAGCGTGCATCAGGACTGATTGAGCAAAGCGAACTGCGAGAAATGGTTCAAGAATACGGCGATGCAAGAAAAAAATGGGGCAAAGCTCAGCTTGATGAGCTTTTTGATGGTCAAGAAGTTTTTGATGCCTCAGTCAATCGAGATTTTTACACGGGTAAAGGGCGAGTTTTCAAACCGTATACGGGTGAAGAAGTCGTTAAATTCATGAAAAAAAGTCGTGGCGCGGCTCAAGAGGGAGGCGCTTTTAGTGTTAGCCCCGGTAAGCTTCGAGCTAGTTTGACTGAGCGCCTTACAAGCCTTAAAAAAATCAGAGATCAATCTGCTCGCTTAGTGGATAACGAAAAGTTTACGAAGTTCAAAGATGATTCTTATGAGAGAGTCACTGATTTAGCTGAGTCGCTGAAGCCATTTTATCGCTTCGACAGCAGCGGACTCAGATTTTATGACGAAGTGATTGAGCTATTGATTGAGTCAGAGAAGCGAAACTTGCCTCGCGTCATGGATGAATTTGGGTTCGACGATGTTCTC